ATAAGGAAAATTAATCATGGCATCATTAGCAGAAATCCGCGCTCGTCTAGCAGCGCAAGAAAACAAGTCTTCAGGCAAATCTAACACACAAGCCGACAACGCAATTTACCCCCACTGGAACATGGATGAAGGTACAACAGCTACCATTCGTTTCTTGCCCGATGGCGATCCAAGTAACACTTACTTCTGGGTAGAGAAGCAAATCATCAAGTTGCCATTCAATGGTGTCAAGGGTGATGCAAACGTTCGTCAAGTTATCGTACAAGTTCCATGTAACGACATGTACGAGCCAAATAGTTGCCCAGTCTTGGCAGAAGTTCGTCCTTGGTACAAAGACGAGTCATTGAAAGAAATGGCAAATAAGTACTGGAAGAAGCGTAGTTACATCTTCCAAGGTTTTGTTCGTCAAAACCCATTAGGCGATGACAAGACTCCAGCGAACCCAATTCGCCGATTCATCATCAGCCCACAAATCATCCCAATCGTTAAGGCTGGCTTGATGGATCCAGAAATCATGGAATTGCCAACTGACTATGTGCGTGGTCTTGACTTCACCGTTAAGAAAACAAGCAAAGGTGGTTATGCTGATTACTCTACTTCAAACTGGTCACGCCGTGAATCATCTTTGACAGAAGCAGAAGCAGCAGCAATCGAAGCACATGGTTTGTTTGACTTGAAAGAGTTCTTACCAAAGCGTCCTTCAGAAGCAGAGTTGCGCATCATCAAGGAAATGTTTGAAGCATCAGTTGATGGTCAACCATACGACTTGCAACGTTGGGGTCAATACTACAAGCCATACGGTTTGGAAGCACCAGCAGGTACAACAGCGGCTCAACCAGCAGCGCCAGTAGCACAAGCTCCGAGCGCACCCGCGACAGCACCCGTAGCTGAGTCTACTCCTGCTCCGTGGGAAGCTGACGCACAAGAAGCCGCAAATGCTCCGGTCGAGATTCCAAAGACTGCTGGCGGCGATAAAGCACAAGACATCCTTGCGATGATTCGTGCTCGTCAAAACAAATCCTAATAGGTGATGGGGCTTCGGCCCCGTTTAAGGAGTACACATGACACTACCAGACGAAAGATACCGTGCCCTCAAGCAAGGTAAAAAACTATTGGAGGAACTGTGCGACCCTGGCAAAACACCTAGGGTCCCGAGCATAGTTCGTGACCGAGCGAGGGGAGCGTTACGACATTTCCCCTCAGATTATGAGATTGATATGTTGGCAAACGACAAACCTCATATTTTAGACAAACAACTATTTGGAGATAAAATTGGCAAAACCATTTGACATTAGTAAATTTCGAAAAGAAATTACAAAAAGTATTGAAGGATTAAGCATTGGATACAACGACCCTACTGACTGGGTTAGTACAGGGAACTATGCACTTAACTATCTTATCAGTGGTGACTTTAATAAAGGTGTACCCCTTGGTAAAGTTACTGTGTTCGCTGGCGAATCTGGGTCAGGTAAATCATTTATCTGTTCAGGAAACCTGGCCAGACACGCACAACAACAAGGCATCTATGTTGTCCTCATTGACAGCGAAAATGCGCTTGATGAAAAGTGGCTACACGCATTGGGTGTTGACACTAGCGAAGCGAAACTATTGAAACTTAACATGGCTATGATTGACGAAGTAGCTAAAACTATTTCCATGTTTGTTAAAGATTACAAACAACTTCCAGAAACAGACCGCCCAAAAGTATTGTTCATTGTTGACAGCTTGGGTATGTTGTTGACACCAACTGACGTTAATCAGTTTGACGCAGGTGATATGAAAGGTGACATGGGTCGTAAGCCTAAAGCACTGACCGCACTTGTTCGTAACACAGTTAACATGTTTGGTTCACTTGGCATTGGCTTAGTAGCAACTAATCACACATACGCATCACAAGACATGTTTGACCCAGATGACAAAATCTCCGGTGGTCAAGGTTTCGTTTACGCAAGTTCTATCGTGGTTGCCATGAAGAAATTGAAGTTGAAAGAAGACGAAGACGGTAATAAAGTTTCAGAAGTCAATGGCATTCGTGCCGCTTGTAAGATTATGAAAACTCGTTATGCTAAGCCTTTCGAAACTGTTCAAGTTAAGATTCCATACGAAACAGGCATGAGCCCATATTCTGGTCTAACTGATATGCTTGAGAAAAAAGAAGCATTGAAGAAAGAGGGCAACAGCTTGGTCTACGTAACCGAACAAGGTGAGATTCTAAAAGCATTTCGTAAGGGATGGGAATCTAACAAAGATGGTATCTTAGACAAAGTTATGCTTGAGTATAAAGAAACCGGCAAAAGTGTGATAAGTAGTGTACAACCAGAAGAAGGAGACACTACAGAATGAGTTTAAGCATCGTATCAGAAGTTTGGGAAGCATTACGTGAGCACATTGATTTCAATGACCGCAGTGACGCAGCCGACACACTAGTAAATTATTTGATGGACAACAACTATGAAGTTGATGATATCAAGAATGAATTCAAAGACAAAGATATCACTAAGGCTTTGAAAGGTTACGCGGAACAGCACTTCCAGGATGAAGAATACGAAGAATACGAAGACGAAGACGAAGACGAAAGCTACGATTAATGGCCAATTGGTTAACAATAGTTAGTAATGACATTTCAAAGCTACCTGATTTCATATCTTATTACGAGAATGAAATGGTAGATGCAAAGAAAGATGTAAAGGTCTATGGCAACTTAGAAAAGAACATCGCTGCATTACCTGGCATTACCGAACATCGTTTTAACCAGCTTCAAGAGATTGAGGCTGTGTTGAATCATCTTAACATTCAACTACGTAAGATTCGTAGAAAGCACTTCCAGAAATATCTTGAAGCATACAATCGGGCACTCACATCACGTGATGCTGAAAAATATGTAGATGGTGAGCAGGAAGTAATTGACTATGAGACATTAATCAACGAAGTCGCATTAACCCGAAATCGTTGGCTAGGTGTCTTAAAAGGACTCGATGCCAAACAATGGCAAATGGGTCATATAGTCCGATTACGGACAGCAGGAATGGAAGATATCACGTTATAAACGGCAAACCTCGTATTGACAACAGTACGAGGTTTTTGCTATAATGTCTCATGTCAAGCAATAGCTTAGTTTATATCAACGGTGTCCTTCAACATCCCAGCACATACACTGGTAAGGGGACAATACAACTTACAGGAAGAAATATGCCAAACAGCATCAAAGCATTCTCGCAATCACCTTCACACTCGTTGAATTCTGTCAACACGGTAACACTGAGTCCATCCTATCAAGGATTGAGCGCACAAATGATGAATCCAATCTCTATTAGTGGTTCTCCTTATCACAGTAATGTAACGTCGGCATCATTTAACTTTAATGACTTGTCTACTAACTTTAACCCATTGGTGAAGAAGTATGAGATTGTAGAAACTACCGAAGACATTGTGGCACTTGCAGTTACAGCACAGCGAGTGTTTAAAACAGACCACATTCATTATAAGTTGCTGGACGCTGATTTGTTCAAAAAAGTAACATCTGATGATAGGATGAAAGCTACTTCCATCAAAGAGTATTACAGCAAAAAAGTAATGATGCATAAACTCAAGTCTGAACGCAAGCTCTCATCATTCCGTGAAGATATGAATAAATTGATTCACACTGATGGCACAACATTCAAAGAATCGATGATTGGTGTTGCGTACTGGTTGCCCGAGTTCTATGAGTATGATTTGAAGTTGGATCTAATCAAAACTAACTATGATATCAATCAAGACTTTGACAAGTTGAATAAGCAAGGCAACCCCGGTACACTACGCCTAAGTGTTGATTTGCAACCAGTTGAATGTTTACAACGTAGGACTAAACGCACAAAGAATCACGAGTATTGGTTCAAAGATACAAAGCGTAATGCAGGTGTCGTCATCAAAATCGAAGACAAGAACCAACTGAAACATGTTTGGGATTATGTTTTCAACAATGAAAAACAAGTGACAATCTCCGGACAATACACACGACAAACATTAGATAATTTTGAGTACTTTAGTATTACAAATTGGGAACTACAAAAAGGTTGACAATAAATGGTTTTGGGCATATAATAGATACTTAGACAGCAAAGAAGAGGAATCTAAATGTCATTTGAAAAAGTCGTGTTAGCTAAAGTTTCTAAAATCGTTGAATCCAGCAAAGCAATTTTTGTATGCGGTTCATTGTTCGTTTGTTGCACTCCAAAAGAAGCTGCAAAAATTGAAACTTTACTACTCACTTTTTTGAAGTGCGGTATCATTGTGACTAAACAACGTCACGAAGATTCGGAGTTCTCGTTCGATTTTGTTTGACAAATAATCGTTTCGGGTATATAATACATCTTTAAGTCACAAAGTACAGGAAATCAC